CTAAGTACCGCCGCCATCAATTTATCAATACCGCTCGCGATAGCCTCTTTGCCCGTGCCAGTCGGCGCCAGAAGTAGCACGTACTGATTCAAGCCCGTACCGCTAACGTTGTAGGCTCTGCCCGCAACTCCCGCCATAAGGCCAATGGCGCCCGCTAATGCGATTTCAGGGACCGGACGCGGAGCGGCTTCGAAGATGAACCGGGCGAGGTCACCTAGCAGACCAGGCGGTACCGTGTAAGGGTTTATAATTACGTCCAATGCACGCGCATTGTCTCGCGCCGCTTTTTCAATTGTGATAGTGGCGTCCCTAACAGTGGAATCTGATTTCTTAGATTTGGCTTTCGCTTTGGCGACGGCTTCAACTAGCCGATTCTGTAAGCCTTCAATATCGACAGGCGGCAACATTCTATCGAAGCATTTATTAAGCATGTAGTTTATGCGGTATTGCGCACGCGACTTTTCACGCTGGCCGAGCTTCGATTTAAGAAACAGGTTTTGAACCTGTAAGCGATTTTCCGAATAGAACGCGATGATATCAATTAGCGCGAAATCGGCTTCTGATTGAGATGGATAGTTATGTTTCTGCCAATTGCCATGATAGTAAAGGTCGTTGAACTTTTCCGCGTTCGCCGCTTTACCTGCTATGTCTAGAACTTGTTCGTCCGTTAACTTGGCGTGCTCAAGACCGGCATAGTATTGTGCCGCATTCTTGCCTTCGCTCATTTGTTCGTAAAGAACTTGAGCCGTTGCATTGTAGTCTAGAATTGGTAAGTCTCGGTAAACGTCGCCCGTCATAGTCATATAGCGACCGGACGAATAGATTTCGATTGCACTACGTCTACGCCCGCTCGGGACCGCACCGCGAATAATAATATGCAAACCTTTGCCGCTCGGGGAACGTTCGGCATAGCTCGCAAATTCGTTGAATATCTTTACCTGACGATCTAGAACTATTTGCGGGTTGTCGTGTTTAAGAAGACCGTTTGATAACAGTTCGTAAGGATCGTCTAAATCTATGAAGCAATACGGGTCTGATTCCGACAGAATAAAACCGATACCGCTATACCAATCTGTTTGCGCGCAAACTCCAATCGCTTCATCAAACGTTGACCAAGTTTCAGGGTTGCTAACACTCGCTAGCGTTCCATTGCGAGCGCAATAAGGTACTTTAGTCGGCTTCGTGTTTTGTAAGTCTTCGTAACGCCATACGCACCATGACCGGTATAAACGCATTTCTTCTGGAATGCTGTAAAACTTGTTTTGCATTACGCGCGAAAAATCCTGCAAGCTTAACGGCTCGCTATTCGGATTAGCATTAATGAATTTCAGACGGCTTTAAAAATTGGTAAACAGCAACAACTTTATTGTAGTCAGGCTTTTTTATCTTGCCCGCTACGAACTGTTTTACCCAACTAACCGAAGCGCCTGCTATTTTAGCGACTTGTTCTAGTTCGATCGATCGCGGCCTGTTCTCAATTAAAGAACGAACTTCAGCAATTGTGGGCATTGTGTCTTGCATAGGCCGCGCAACATGACAGACTGAGTTTTGCCCGTCAAGTGCTAGACGCACAACTTTAGAGACAAGATTTAGTTGACACGAGAAACCAGCGCAGCGCATAGTCGCCTCCCCTATTTTGGAGTGCTCGACTGTGAATCTTGCTCAATATCAGACCGAAGCTCAGAACACCAAAAGCAATTCATTTCACGGCGATAAAGTTTCACTAGCGACGTTTGTCGATAGTCTTAATACTGCAATTGTTCGCCTTCGTCGTTTAGACGAAATCAAGAAAGCTCTTTTTTACGGACGCGAATCCGAAGGTTTATCGGCTTCGATGCGTCCAGGTGCGCCAGACTGCAATAAGCTCCAGTTACACAACCTAGACGACAATCCACAAAACGCTTTAGATATTGTTCACGCGATCATAGGCAAGGCCACGGAAGCGGGCGAGCTATTGGAAGCTCTGCAAGAGTCGCTTATTTATAACAATGCATTTGACCAAGTTAATTTGCTAGAAGAAATCGGCGACGGGTTTTGGTATGACGCTATTGCGCTTCAAGCAATCGGCGACAACTTCGAACATTGCGCCGCCGTCAACAACGCAAAGCTTCGGTTGCGATTCCCGAACAAGTTTACAGAGCAAGACGCGAACAACCGCAATTTGCCAGCGGAGCGCCGTATTCTAGAAAACATTGAACTTGATCCTTCCGCGACTGAACACGTAGTTACAGGCGACGGAAGTGGCGAAGCGTTGCCGGACCTTATCGAGTGTCCTAATTGCGGCATTAGCAACGGGCATTCGTTAGGTTGTCCGAATCAACCAATGCCGAAAGGCTTTGAACACCCTATTTCTTGACAATCGAAGCGCGGCGAAGTTATACTAGCCGCGTCTTTTAAACGCTCATTAAAAGAGGCTATATGATTGACACTACATTTCGAGTCTCGCCCGAACAAGATGAATATGACGTACGAATTGCACGAATTGAAGGCGCTATCGGTTGGAATCAACCCGTGTCGCTTGAAGATAAAAACTTCTACCGCGACCATTTGCTAACGCTTTGGAAGCAAATGCAAATCAACTTAGATTACGCGAAGTCAACCGAAATGGATTTGCGTAACAAGCTGGTGAAACTCTGCGGCGATCCAGAAGCAAAGAAAGGAACCGAATACGCGGACCTTGGCCACGGTTACCGGTTGAAAATCGTAAAGAAACTTAATTACGGCTTCGTTAAAAACGAGGAAGGTAAGAAAGTTGATAAAGGCAAGATCGATGCCGCGCTAACTCAAATCGAGAAAGCAGACGCAGCGGGCGCCTTCATCGCTCAAGAACTTGTCAAATGGGAACCGAAGCTTTCGCTTACCATGTATGACAAACTAGAAAAGAACTTAAAAGCAATCATTGATCCAATTCTAATAACCAGCGACGGAGCGCCGACAATCGAGATTGTTCCGCCGAAGTCAGTTACGGCAAAGTAAATAAGTCCTATTTCGTTGCTAGTCGCCCTTGTAGGAGTGAGAGGCAATTGCGCTCTTGCAATAAAATGGCAATTGCTAGGTGTCGGTTCGAATCCGGCCGATAGCAGCGAAATAGGCATTTAAAGGAATCAAATGGAATTAAAATCCTTCCCAGAAGTAAACACGGTATTTGCGAAAGACCAACCGCAATACCGACCATTGCCCGCTCATAGAGATATGAGCGACGAAGGAACAATAACGTTCTGTTGGAAGCTTACGTGGCGCGAACGTTTCGCCGTTCTGTTTGGCGGTGTTATTTGGCAACAAGTTCTAACGTTTCATAATCCATTGCAGCCACAAAAGCTAGGCTGTTATAAGCCGAGTTTTTATGACGGTAAAATGACGTTCGGAATTGGAGACGAGCCAAGATGAATTTGTCCCAACTTAAACCAGCGTCGCAACTCGCGCAACGCTTCGGAGTCAAGGCGATTCTATTTGGCGGTCCTGGTACCGGTAAGACTCCGCTAACGCAAACGGCTCCGCGTCCAGTTCTCTGCGTATGCGAACCTGGAATGTTAACCATGCGCAACGTTCACAACGTCGCGACCTGGGACGCCTATACGCCTGAACGTTTAGACGAATTCTTTGACTGGCTAACGAAGTCGAATGAAAGCAAAGCATTCGATACGGTTTGCATCGATTCTATTTCACAAATGGCGGAAATTTATTTAGTTCACGAACAAGGGAGAAACAAAGACGGGCGCAAAGCTTACGGAGATATGTACCGCCGCACTATGGATAAATTAAATACGTTGTACTACATGCCGAATAAGCATACGTATTTGATTGCGAAGCAAGCTATGACGGAAATAGGCGGTAGCTTGATTCGCAAACCCTATTTTCCTGGTAAGGAGCTAAACGTACAAGTTCCCCACATGTATGACGAAGTTTGGCATATCGGCTTGAATAACATTCCGGGTCAGCCGCAGCCAGTGAAAGCGATTCGCACTATCGAAACGTTCGATACTTTCGCACGCGATAGAAGCGGACGCTTAAACGAATTTGAATACCCGGAACTTTCCGCGTTGTTTAATAAGTGTATGTCTTAAGAGGAAAACAGAAATGCAGCTATATCAACCTTTCGATGCTACGCAATTCGATCCATCGCAGAGCGCCGGTCAATTGCCTGTCGGTAAGCATCCTGTCGTGATTATCGATTCCGAAGTTAAGCCGACAACCGACAATCAAAGCGGTTTGCTTGAATTGACTTTGCAAATTATTGACGGACCTTCCAAGGGTATGACCGGCGCATACCGTCTGAACCTGTACAACACGAAGTCACAACAAGCCGTCGAAATAGCGCATAAGCAATTCAGCGCCGTTTGCTACGTTATTGGCGTGTTCAATGTGAAAGACTCACAACAGTTGCACAACATTCCGTTCATAGTTGAAGTCGCGTTGCAGAAAAACTCAGAGGCCGCAGAGAAAGGATATACGCAAGTTGTTCGCGTATATGATCGCAACGGTAACGAGCCAGGCAAAGCGGGCGCAGGCGCACCAGCGCAAACGACAGCGCCGCAGCAGCCAGCACAAGGCCAACAGCCGCAACAATGGACGGGCGCACCTGGAGCACCGCAGCAGCAGAACGCCGCGCCGCAACAGCAATGGCAACCGCCGCAGACCGGACAGGCGCCTAGCAGTCAAGCAGCACCGCAACAGCAATGGACGGGTCAGCCGCAAACAGCACCAGCGGCGCCAAATAGCGGCGACAGTCGTCCGGCTTGGGCGAAGTAATAGACGGAATCGGTTGCTTTCGCTTCGTCCCGAAATGCAACGCGGGAAACGTAACCCGCATTTATTTTTGTAGAGGTAAGACCAATGTCATTAAAAGATTTGAAACAGCACGTCAGCACGCTCGATCCCGACATGCTGCGGGACCACGCGATAGAAGTGCTTGACGTCATTGTCGCTGAGTTCGAGAGCGATCCGATGTCGGTGCAGTGCTTCGATCTGCGCACGGTGGAGCGCGCCAAGGCGATCATCACCGAACATCGTCGCCGACAGCGCGAGATTAATCGCGTGTTTTATGGCCGGGGCTGAGGTAACCCAGTGGACGAATTTGAATACTCGATGGCACTGATGGATCGGAAGCTCCACTTGCTGACGCTGGAGCGCACCGGCTGGCGTCGGCGGATCTTCGGCCGCTGGCTCTATAGCAGCGAGCCGTTCCGCAATGACATAGCCCGCACGCTTCGCACCACGGATTTCATGGTGCCGAAGGGCGCCAAGCGCTTAGAGCCATAGAGGAAGGTAGACAACGGCCCATGCACACCTGCACATGCGGCGAACGATACTTGAGCAAGAAGGGGATGCTCGATTGCCAGGACAACAATCACGGAAAGCCGCGACCCAGGCGCAAACGTCGGTGCGGCATCCACGGGAGTGTGATGCCGTGCGGTGTATGCCATGCCGAGCGGATTCAACAGCAATCGTTGAGAAGGAAAACCCATTGAGTTGGATCAACTACCCGCGCGGTGACGGAAGCCCGTCAAACACGGCGCCCCGGTGGATCGACGTAACGCACTGGCAGGCACTTCCGACCGAGCCTTCGGAGAACAACGGCTAAATGCCAAGTCTAGATAGTCCTGGCGTATCGTCGTTAGTTGCTCGCAAGGTATTAAGCGACATAAACGATTACGCCGTAAGAACATATCACGAACCTCACCGCTGGCATTTAGGCGCGTCATTGATCGGCGCCGAATGTTCACGCTATCTATGGTATGTATTCCGCTGGTGCGGTTTCGAATCAGGCAACGAAGGCAAAGAAGAAACCAAAGCCGAGAACTTTGGCCGAATGCTTCGCCTATGGAATCGCGGCCATCGTGAGGAAGCGAGATACAAAGAATATCTTGAAGGAATAGGCTTCAAAGTTTGGATGCATGACGAAAACGGCGACCAACTTAGAATGAGCGCCGTTAATGGTCACTTCGGCGGAAGCTTAGACGGAATTGCCAAGTTCCCCGAACGATATGGAATTGACGAACCTGTTTTGTTGGAGTTTAAAACGAACGGAACCGGTAAAGGTTTTACCGAACTGTTTGAAAAGAAAGTTGCGGTAGCTAAACCGCAGCACTATACCCAAATGTCTCAATATGGGTATCATTACAAGTTGCGTTATTGTTTGTATCTAAACACAAACAAGAACGACGACGATATGTATACGGAAGTTATAGAGCTTAATTGGAACCAAGCCGAAATGTTCCAAGCAAAGGCGGAGCGGATCATTATTAGCGATGAACCGCCGCCCAAGCTCGCAGAGAATCCAACATATTTCAAATGCACCTATTGCAGCATGAAAGCAGTCTGTCACCACAAAGCCGCACCGCCGATGAACTGCCGAAGTTGCAAGTTCGCTAGACCAACGCTAAACAGCGAATGGCATTGCCAGCAATGGAACAACGTTATTCCTCGCGACGTTGTTCCTATAGGTTGCGATAAGTATATCGCTATAGTAAATGCGGCCTAGAACTAGGTTCAGATAATGAAGCTTAAAACAATTACACTGTATCGCGAAGACTCAACGACGCACGTAATTATAAAAAACGTCAAACATATCTTTTGGACGGCAGGCGGTACCGTTCTAGTGATAGCTCAAGTAACAGACAAAAAGACCGGAGCACATCATTACTTACATTGGCCGCGCGAACGTATTTGTTGGTTTAAAGATTCCGGCTCAACGTGATTCTTCGTTGGTATCAAGACGAAGCCGTCTTTAGCGTCTTCGATTACTTCAATCAAGGCAACCGAGGCAACCCGATTGTTGCCATGCCGACAGGCACGGGCAAATCGCTTGTTATTGCCAAGCTTCTTTATGACGTATTTTGCCAGTGGTCGCGCGCTCGCGTAATGATGCTGACGCACGTTAAAGAGTTGATCGAACAGAACGCAGAAGAACTTTTAAAATGTTGGCCTACAGCGCCACTCGGTATCTATAGCGCCGGTCTTAAGCAACGCGACGTTATCTTACCAATCGTTTTCGGCGGCATTCAAAGCGTGTCAAAAAACGTCGCGGCGTTCGGGCACCGCGATTTAATTTTCATAGACGAATGCCATTTGTTATCGCCGAAGGATAACACAATGTACCAAAAGACAATTGGCGAGCTAAAGCAAATCAATCCGTTCTTAAAGGTCATTGGCTTAAGCGCAACTCCATTCCGTCTCAAACAAGGCATGTTAACTGACGACGGACTATTTACAGACGTTTGCTATGACGTAACCGGTTTCGAGTCTTACAATCGGCTGATAGCGGAAGGCTACATTTCGCCGCTTATCTCGAAAAGAACAACAACACAAATCGACGTTAGCAATGTGGGGATGATAAATGGCGACTTTAATAAGAAGCAACTTGAAGCGGCGGTTGACAAAGACGAAATTACTTTTGCGGCTTGCAAAGAAGCGATTGAGCTTGGTTACAATCGACGAAGCTGGCTCGCTTTCGCCGCTGGCCTTGCTAACGCGGAGCATATCGCAAGCATGTTGCAGAGTTTCGGAATTCAAGCGGTTGCCGTTCATTCAGAACTAAGCGACGACGAAAACCGAAAACGAATAGAAGCATTCAAGCGCAACGAAATACGTTGCATA